CGGCTCGGTGGTGGGGGTCGATGCGGGGGTGGGCTGGACGAGCTGCCAACCCTTCTTCTCCCAGACCTCGTGGAAGGCCTCGTCCGTCGTGACGGCCGGGTCGGTCTTCGGCAGGTCGGGGTGTGTCATGAAGGCCATGAGCGCTCCCGTGCGTGAGTCAGGTCTGACACGCGTGGTGCAGTCCGCGGTGGGCGCGGTCCCTCATGGGGCTCAGTGTCCGGTGGGGGGTGTCACTGGTAGCGGACCCTGTAGGTCTCCACCCATGTGCACGGGTTGTCCTGGGTGATCCGCCCGTCGTTGTCGGACGTCACCACAACCACGGTGAACCCGGCGGGTTCGAGCTGGTGCAGGGGCCGGCCGTGGCGGTCCTGGCCTGCGAGAGCTTCACGGACCAGATCACCCATGAGCCGCGCAGCAGTTCGGGTGGCAGCAACACAGGTGACCTGGAAACCGAGCACAGCCCACGACGGGCCGCCCATCCCCAGAGCGGTCATGGTGGGGCCGTCAACCTGCTCGAGGATTACCTGCGGGGCCGACCACGTCGCCGCATCCACCTCCACCTTGAGCGCGACCCCGCTCACGGTGGCCGGGAGGACCGAGGTCAGCTGGGCGGCGGCGGCGGTGAGGATGGGGGCGGGGCGGTAAAGGCTCACGGGGTCCTCCCGGTGATCTTCGCGATGGCCCGTGCGACCAGGCGCGCACACTCGGCTTCGAACAGCTGCTGGGTCTTGGCCGCGGCGGGACGCCAGTGCGGGTACGGGGGTTGCCGGAAGTGCCTGCCGAGGGCGTCCGCGCCGACGAACCCGTACTCCAACCTGGGGCCTTGGGGGGCGTTCGTGAAGATCAACGCGACCGGCACGTCACCGTCGAGGGCGTTGGTCTGGGTGATGGACCTGCGGTAGTCGCCGGTCTGCACGCGCGGCCCCGGGCGACCTGATGCACCGGCGCGGACCTGGGTGCGCATCGCCGCGCCCGTGCGGTACACGGTGTGGGCCATGTCTGTGGCGATCCCGGCCCCGGCGAGGGTGAACAGGGCGGGCAGACCGTTCGTGTCGACCCGCACCTCGACGTCCGTCACAGCGGCACCGGGCGGGCGTACACGGCCAGGACCGCACCAGCTGACGACCGGGCATGCCCGATGACCGTGGCAGTGCGGCCCGTGAACCGGGCGTCCCGGCACACCGTCACCTTGACGACGTCGAGCGGTGCGGGGTCAGGGAACGCGGGCGGCAGGACGACCCGCCAGTCCCCGGCACGGACCTCCACACCGGGCACAGCAGCGCCAGTCGCGGAGGAGGCGATGGTCGCGACGATCGCCGGGGATGACGCCACAGACCCGGGTATGGTGGTCTGCTCGAGGGTGTCCGGGTCGGTCGTCGTCGTCCCCGGCACGCTGAACGTGACCGTCGTGCCAGCGGTGGCGATCGCCTGCCCGGCGAGGCCCTTGCCGAGGGCGAACAGGGATCCGAGGTCAAGCACCGGACGCCTCCTGGGCGAGCTCGATCAGCACAGCGAGGGTGAGGCGGATCGGGTCGTCAGTCATGGACCGGAACCGGTCGGACACGATCGGGGCCAGGACGTCCGGGTCGATGGACTCCAACCACGACGCGGCAGCGGCGAGGACGTCAGTCGCCTGCGGTTCGGAGACGACGGTGACCACACCGTCCCCGGTGATCGTCCCCGGCATGCGGGTGAACACCGTCACCTGGGGGACCCCGATGCCTTCGACGTCGACCACGACCCGCTGCACGTGCTCGGTGACGTCCACCGCGTTCACGGTCAAGCGGCTCGCGCCGTCGGACGCGGCCAGGTTGAAGTAGGTCATGCCCCCATGGTCAGGTGGGGGGTGTCAGGCCGTGAGCGCCTGGTGGCGGATCTGCGCGGCGGACAGGGTCCCGGCCCGCAGGTTCAGGACCCCACGCTGCCGGGCGACCTGACGGTCCAGGGACACCCGGCGTGGCATGCGGGTCTGCGCTGCAGCCCGGGCGGCCTCGGCTTGCGCCTGGTCCGCGCGCTGCGCCTCCGTGGTGGTGGGCTTCGCGCGGCGCGCCTCGTCCTTCGACGCGATGTCGGGCCTGGGGCTGGTACTTCTCCGACACGAGGGATGGCTGATGGGGTACGAGCGGGCCGTGTTCGTGTCCACGATCATGCCGTTCGCTGACTGCGGATCATCATGCGAGGTCCATCCGCAATTCTTGACGATGAAGCCATCCGCGTTGAATGCCCCCGTGGTCGTCGTGGCATCAAAGACGACACCGTGATAGACCCCGTGGACAATGGTCTCAACCGGACAGAGGATGACCCCATGGGCAAGCTCGACCAGCGATCCAGCCGTACCGCGATCTGCGAGAACTGCGGTGTCGTCTTCCACCCGCAGTACAACGCCAAGGGCAGGTTCTGCACCCGACCATGCGCGCGAGTCGGCGGGCGGTTCCTGCCCCGCGACGACATCGAGCTCCTCTACCGGGGCGGAATGGGGTCCGGCGAGGTTGCCACTGCCCTTGGTCTGCGTCCCGAACAGGTCTACGCCCACCTCAAGCACGAGGGGCTGACCATCAGCCGTGGCGAGGCGTTGCGACGCTGGCACGACCGGGCAGGGGCCGATGAACGGGCTGCCCGGACCACAGGAGCCAATGAAGCCTCCCGTGGCATGGTTCGACCAGCCGAGGTCGTTGCGGCGACGGCGATCACCCGCCACGGCCGCGCCATCTGCATCGGCTCGCATGAGGTCACCTTCGCGGCCATGCTCACTGAGCGAGGCATCCCGTTCGACCAGCAGACCCCGCTGGACCGTTACAACATCGACTTCACCATGACAGAACACCGCGTCGCCGTGGAGATCTTCACCGGAGGGGGTTCGCGCGGCAACTGGACCAAGCTCCGAAGCCGCCGCGAACACGTCCTCAACCACTGGAACCTGTTCGAGGTGAAGTTCCGCAAGGGTCGCCGAGTCCTGGGTCCGGGGGTCGTAGACGAGCTGGTCGCGTTCTGTGAGCAGGTGAGCGCGGACCCATCCGCGTTGGGTCAGTACCGGATGGTTTGGCCCGACGGTCAGCGTATTCGGCCCAAGCGGCGTCCGAGCGGTGATCTGGTAGGCGCGTCCTGAGAAGGACGCTCGCACGATGGTCGTGAGGTCGCCGTAGGGCAGGAACCTGGTACCGGCGACGACGCAGTTCACCCCGTCCATGACCTCCCACCACTCGATGCCGAGCCGGTCGCCCTGGTTGAAGCCGCCGATCTGGTACGCCTCCGCGGTCTTCGTGCGCACCGCCATGTCCGTGTACGTGGACAGGCCGACGCGGCGCCCGTTCGCGTAGGTGATCGCGGACACCCCACGCTCGGCGAGGGTCGCGGCGAGCTGCGTGCCGGCCTGCTCAGCGGTGAGCCCCGTGTACAGCTTGTTGCGGATCCAGTCGCGGGTCAGGTCACGGACGAGGGTCTTCACGGACTCCCGCACACCTTGGGTGGCGGCGAGGAGGTCGCCCATGAGGTCCTGGGCGAGGAACGTCACCGCATCCAAGTCCGCGGTCGTGAACGCTGCCCCTGTCGCGGCAGCTGTGGCGGTGGCCCATGCCCCGGCCTCGTAGGCGGTGTGCGCGGACGACGTCACCCACTGTGCCGCGAGTTCGTCTGCGGAGTCGGCGAGGTCCCGGATGTGGGCTTGCATGAGCAGCAGCCGGTGCACCCGCACGGGCCCGGGCAGGTCACCCCACACGCGGGCGAGCTCGTCCTGCTCGGCGAGGATCCGCAACCACACCGCATCCACGTCGTCCCGCAACTGCCGGGACATCGCTTCGATGGCGTCGGGTTGGGTCACCGGTACCGGTCCCGGCGCAGGATCGGTGCGGACGTCACCGCGGGGGTGCCGTTCTGGGCGTCCCACAGGGCTTCGAGGCGCAGGATCTGCGCGTCGAGGCCCTTCCCGTCAGCCTTGGACAGACCCACGGTCATCACCCCGTCGAGGCCGAACGAGGAGACTTCCTGCCCGCCTGCGGCACTGTTCGCGCGACGCCGCTTCAGGACCCGGATCGCGACCGGCAACCAGTTCCCGAGCTCGTCGAACCAGTCCTCGAGCGTGCCGTCGTCGGGTTCGTCGCCGACCTCGTCACGGATGCTCGCAAGGTCACGGTCGGTGATCGCCACAGGGTCCTCCTCAAGTCACAGTCAGGGTGCGGGTGGGGGTGTCAGCGGGGGAACCCGCGACCCGTCGTCGGACCTGCCGGTGTGCTGCCGCTGGTGCCGACGGGCGGCATGATGCGCGGCCACGTCCGGTTCTCCGGGCCCGTGATCGTGACAGCGGTGGCGGGGTGCGTGGTGGTCCAGCCGGTGAACCGGGTTGCGGCGACGGTCATGCGCTGAACGCCTTGTCAGCAGCGATCGCAGCACCGTTGGTGACGTAGGAGACGACCGCGAACGTCTTCGAGTCGAACGTGAACTCGTCATTGATGTAGAGACCCGAGCCTGCACCGACCGTGACCAGTCCGGGGACCTTCCCGCGAAGGTTCAGGATCCGCCCGTCGGAGGTGTGCGCAATTCCTTGAACGAGGTACTTGACCCCTACCTCGGTGGGCGCATTCCACACGTCGTTCGATCCGCCGAGAGCGTTGAACTGCGTCAACCCGGTGGCCGCAGCGAAGGGCAGCCCCCCGTATGGGTACAGGCCACCGTGAAGGCTGTTGATGCCCTTCCACACGGTGTCCGCGGCAGGTAGCGGTGTCCGGGATGTTGCCCCGAAAGGGGAGATGTTGGCCGACGTCGATGCGACGTTCGCCGACCACGGGTCGAACATCGCGAATGGCATGGGGTCATTCGCAGGCACGGCAATGAGGGTGTCGAACAGTCCAACCCACTTGCCTAGCGAACCCCCGGACCATGCGAATGAGAACAGCAGGTGCTTGCTCCCGCACCGGATCAGGTAGTCGAACTGCGATGTGGGGAATGTCCCGTTGAAGGTTGTGAGCTGAGCATTAACGAGACCACTCGCCGTCGTGAGTGTCGTCCACGTTGTACCAAATGGCGACTGTGAAGTGGCATCCCAGTTCGCGGTGGCGACAACCGCGTTGGTGCTCATGGTATACATTCCACGCTGGTACTGGTGGGTGGACGCGTTGTAGTCCTCGAACTGCCCGAAGTAGATGAACCCGCCGGAGATGCTGAACGCGACGTGGAAGTCCTGGACGCCGTTGAGCGTGCTCGGGCACTTCCAGATGCGCCACCCAGTGGTGTGCTGCTCGACGAACACCCACCCGGCCGCGGTCATGGCCGCCTCGATGAGGTTCAGCATGTCCTGCTGGGCACCTGCCACGGTGACCGTCTGTGTGCCGCTGCTGTAGGTCATGGTCAGGCCTCCGCTGTCTTGATCCAGGTCAGGGTGATATCCACGGGCCCACTGTCGACCCGCGTATAGATCGTGGACTCGCTGGCCGCCCACGCACCGTCTACGGGGCGTTCGAGGTCGGTCTGTGCGGCGGTCGCGGAGTAGTCGTAGAGGAGCCCGGCCCCACCCGTGTAGGTGGTGGTGAATGGGCGGGCGGTGTCAGCTGTGCGGCCCGCTGCGGTGCGGTACAGGCGCAACCTGCCAGCCCCGGAGTACGCGACGGCCAGGAGGGTGAACCCGCGCGCGAGCACCACCACACCGTCACCCGTGGCGGCAGTCAGGACGGTGGTCTGCGCTGTCGGTGCACCCGCCGCGGGGGTACCCCACTCGGTCGCGTAGTCGCCGCCGGCGGTCTTCGTGATGACCTGCCCCACGGCACCACCGGCAGGCACACCCGGACCTGTGGGTCCAGCGGGACCGACAGCGCGCGGCACACCGATGACCTTGGTAGGGGTCTGGACGATGGTGATGACTGGTGTCGTGCTCATGCGGTCCTCGTCACGTCCGGGTCGACGTACACGTCCCCGGCGATGAACGGGATGACGTACCCGTCAACGGTCACGAGCTCGATGTCCCACACCCCGGAGGGTGCGAGGACGTCGCCCACGGTCTTCCCGGCGCGGAGGTTCCAGGCGGGGTCCTCGGTGACGGCGTGGCCGATGAGCCCGGTCACGGACAGGACCCCGGCCGCGTTGGACAGGGTGATGCCTGCCGTGGAGGACATGTCGTGCCAGACCTCCCCGCCGACCTTCTTCCGGATCTGGGAGCGCGCGGACCAGCCTGCGAAGTCCTGCACGATGGTCGCGGTGCCGTCCGACTCGGAGTACGTGAGTGCGAACGTCACGTCGGAGCCCTGCCGGATGAGCAGGTCGACCCGGGCGAGAACCTCCTGACCGACCTGCTCACCCACAGGGCACCCCGCGGTGGGTACAGGTCAGTGTGAGGTCGGGCGCCACGGTGGCCTCCTTGGGGTCGCGCTCAGTGTCCGGTGGGGGGTGTCATCCCCACCTCCCTCGGGAGGTGAGGGGCGCGGTCGTGTGCGGCGGTTGGTGGGCGCTATGCGCTACGCGGTGTTGACCAGGCGTGCCCACGTCGTGGGACCACCGGCGTAGAGGGCCGCGGTTGCTGCACCGCCGTCGAGCACGAGCGTGGCGTCGGAGTTGACCTGGGAGCCGAGTGTCGGCAGCGGCGCGACGTCCCCGGTGGTGAAGCCCGGTACGTTCGTCAGCCGGAGCTTCTGCGCCGGCGCGCCCGCCCACATGGTGCACGAGTAGTTGGCGACCCCTGAGAACGTGTCGACCTGAACGCTGTCCATCGTGCCCGTCTCGGCGACCGTTGACAGGCTCATCCGCTGCCGCAGTTCACCGATGTGGATGCCGCTCAGCGCGAGGCCGGTGACCGCGCCGCCGTTCTCCAGGACGCGCAGAAGCTGCGGGATCTCGACGTTGCGGACGCTGAGGTTGGATACCGTCGACCCGGCGGGGAACTTGACGAGCCGCCCGGTCGGGCACGGGCAGTGGTAGTGCACGCCATCGACGGAGAAGTTGGAGACGGTGATCGTCGAGCCGTCGCCATTGCCGACGAGCGTGGGGACGGCGTTCGAGGAGCCCTGGGGGGTGAGGTTCGTGGCCCGGATGTCGCTGCACGACTGGCCGATGCTCAGGAACACGGACCATGCGGACGCGGCGATGTCGTCGATGGTGATGTCTTCCAGGTCAGTTGATGCGGCCGGGGTTGTGACGTAGGAGTTCGGGCCGAACTGGATCGCATACCAGGGGTTGGAGGAGAAGTTGCGGATGTGCTTGACGGTCCCGTGCTGGATCTTCGAACCGTCGCCGCAGATCATCCGGAACGCTCCGCCGGCCGAGTTGCCGAAGATGCCGACGAGGTTGTTCACCGACCACGCGGTGATGTTCCCGCCGGGGTAGACGCTGCCGGACGTGGGGTAGACGAACGCCCCCGTCTGCTGCTTCGTGTAGGTCAGCAGCGCCACGCCGTCGTCCTGAGAGTTGCCGGTGATCCCGTCGATGGCGAACCGGGTGTTCGTTCCGTAGGCCTGGATCGGGCTCTGGTTCGTGGTGCTCGAATCGCACGACGACGCGACCCGCTTGAACGTCCAGTCGGTGCAGTTCTGTGGGGAGAACCCCCAGGCGGACGGGTTGAGAATGGTGATGTCTGCGATGTCGAACCCGGTCACCCCGACGTACATCACCGTGTTGGACTTCCACTGCGTGAGGTTCCCTGCGATATGTGGGTTGTTCACCGCGTTGCCGTCGATGGTGGCGTTGCCCACGCCGACGATCGCGAGGTTCACGTCCACCGGTGTGCCGGTCGGGGTCGGGTGCGCGTTCATCAGCGCAGGCGACCCGGCCGCGTTGCCGAGCCGCAGGGTCGCACCCTTGAGGATCAGCGTCGTGTTCGACGGCTGAGACAGGAACGCACCGTTGGCCTGCAATACCCCGCCGCCGACCGTGAACGTCCCGCCGCGCAGGGTGACCGTGGTCGGGACGGTTCCCCCGCCCGCGTTCAGTGCCGCGTTGATCTGTGCGCCGTCGTCGCCACCGGACGGGGACAGGAACGACTCATAGGTGGCAGCAAGCTCCGCGTCCGTGAGCCCGCCGGCGCCGATCGCGTCAGAGACCATCTGGTCCTCAGCCGACGGCAACACGGGAACGACCGGCAGCACACCACCCACCCACACCGCCGGGTTCGTCATCTGCCGCAACACCTTCACCGACAGCGACCCCGACAGGGTCCCCGCAGGGATGGTCACAGGGGCGTACGTGTCGTCGATGACGGTGACTGGTACGGCGGTTGTGGGCATGGTGGTGTGCTCCTCAGGTCAGCGGTGCGGCAGCCGCAGCATCAGCGGCCACACGCTCCGCCTCGACAGCAGCAGCGGCCTCCGCGGAGTCCGCGAGTCCCTGCTCGTAGCCGTCGATCGCGCCCCGCACACGCTCCGGGTGCACACCCTCCGGGATGCCCAGCTCGAGCGCGCGCACCTGCTCGAGCTCGGTCAGGGGCTCCACCCCGGCCTCGACGACGACGGGGGCAGGGTCGGGCTTGGGGTAGCCGTGGGCCTTGCCGTCCGCCGTCAGGTGGGCACCCACCGGCACACCAGCCGGGATCGTGTCACCCGCCTTCAACACGTGCCCACCCGCGTACACGACCCCATCGAGGTCGTTCCTGATCTTCGCCATGATGAACCCTCTCCGTGCTACTCAGAATGTGGGTCGGGCCGGTGGCAGCCAGGTCATGACTGCTACCGGCCCGGATCAGGTCAGGCCGTCACGGTCCCCACGAGCAGACCGTTGATGTCGCCCGCCACCGGCAGGTAGATGGACGACACCTTCGTCCACGTCGTGACCGGGTCGGGCGTCGCGAACTGCACGACCGTCAGACCGGGGGCCTGCGTCTGGTTGAAGTCCACCGCGTTCGACGCGACGAGCTCACGGGCCTCCGCGGTGATGCCCCACTGGGACTCCCCGACGTTGTCCGTGACCAGGATGAACAGGTTCGCCGGGATGACCCGGGCGGTCGAGGAGTCCGTGGGCACGATGCCCTCGTACACCTCGAGCGGCGCCAGACCGAACGTCGCACGCACCTGATCCAGCTGGCCCGGGTTCAGCGACGGGGCGTTCGCGACGCCCTGCCAGAACGCAGTCCGGTACTGGGTGTTCTTCAGGAGGTAGTTGCGGACAGCCTCCGACGTGATGGCCTTGACCACGGGACGGCGGGCGTCCGTGCGGACCTTGCGCACCCACGCGAGCTCCTCGTCGATCGCGAGAGCGGCCGGGTCGGACCACAGGGTCGCGGCCGTGACCTTGTGGTCGCCGGCGAGGAGGAAGTCCGCCTCGTCAACGAACCCGTTCTCGTTGATCGTGACCTTCCCCGTCGAGAGGAACTGGCCGCGGGCCTGCTCGGCACGGTTCAGGATCGACGTGGTCAGGCGCTCCACGTCGTCGTAGATGGCGTCCACGATCCGGCCGATCGCCGCATCCGTGTTGCCCTCCGCGAGGGTGAGGAGCAGGTCCTCGTCCAGGGGCAGCTTCTCCGACAGGGCCGGGAGGCTCAGCTCCTGGGTGATGATCGAGTCGGGGCGCTTGCCGATCGGGGCCTCCGCGTTGTAGCTGCGGAACTTCGCCGTGGTCGCCGTGTGGGTGCGGCGCACCGACTTGGACTTGCGGCCCTGGACCTTGACGTTCGGCAGGACCGACGTCAGCGGGTTGCCGATGGGCTCCGGGACCTGACGGGCCGCGAGGGTCGCGACGGCCGGGGACACGAGGTCGAAGATGTTCATGGTCGATCCCCTCAGATGAACCGGATGAGGCCGG